TGTGCTGACTTGAGGGTCTTAATTGGGTCTAATTCTTCTGCGACCATGACATCCTCGAAAGTTTTATCAACTTCCATTGTCCAGCCATCTTCAGAATAACCAATTTGGTCCCAAGCCACAGTCATTGCCGTTGGATTATCAAAATCATTTGAATTATCACCCGGGAATGCCAAGCTAGTAGTAGATGCGTCTTTAATATAGAGAACTCCAGTTCCAATTAACACTTCGCTAATCGTACCTGTTGTACTGTATGACATATTGTCTCCTATTATCTTATCTTATACTTAATCAGCTGAGCTCAGCCGACTTAATTAAAAGTCGATTTCAGCTTTGTCGTTACTCTTCTTCAGCTATGAAAAAGTCTTCCACTTCCTCTTCTACAGATTCCTTGTCGTCTTCTGCAATAGAGTCGTCTAGTTCTTCATCGTTGCAAATTAAAACAGAAACTTTCGTTGTTCCCTGTTTATACTTTGCATCTTTTAAGCGCTCCCAGACTTCCGTATCTACTTCCACCCAGTCATTGTGATTAAATTGAATGCCAGAAATTGTATCTCTAACACTAGATTTATCCAACAACAACGGATTAACTTTTACTTTTATTTTTTTGTTCATATCATATTCCTCTATAATACATGTTTAATGATAGCCGATAAAGTCCCAATCCTGTGTCAGTCTCTTCTACTCGCTCTGGCAATTGGACTATGTCGAAACCATAAATAACAGCTTTTGTTGCTGATGATGATGTGTGGACAATAGTTTTACCTGTTTTAAAGGCTGCTTCAGCAACAGCATTTGCTAAAGCATAAGCATTTGCATAATCTGGTTGAGAACTACTTCCCCCACCCCATCTTCCTGCGAATGCATTTAAGTTAAGAACAGTATTTGCTATTGCAGCATCTCCGCCAGAAGAAACCATGGTTCCACCTGCATTAAAAAATGTTAAGAAAGGTAGTTGTGCATTACGAGGTAATCTTGTTGCAACTCTAGTTGAACATACATTTGTTATAGGTGTAGAGTTTACAGCCCATTCTCTGAATATAATTTCCGCATCTGGTGGAAAATTCATACTTTGGTGTGGTTGCACACCTACTTTTTTAATAGCCATTGTTTTGAATTATATCATTAAATGTCTATATCTTGTGATACCTTAAATACCTCGTCTAATTCAAGAGCACTCAATGTGCTACCCGCAAGACTGTCATAGTTTGACTGAGAGTCTTTTGTTCTTCTAACTTTGGCACTTTTTTTAAGAGTTGAGTAAACAATTCTTTTGTTTCCCTCTCTTCTAACTCTTATGTCATACATTGCCTTTATATATTTAGAGCCTCTTTCTCCTCGCATACTACCTTGTGAAGATTCTTGTTTTTTGAAATATTCATATAATCTTTCTGCCTCACCCATACTTTGTCTGTTGTTATTAAATATTCTTCCTCTATCTTTTTTATTTGTCCTAACACCACCTTTTATAAGTGTTCTTCGTCTATCTATATCTTTAATAGGTTTCATACCACTACTTCTTAAAAAGTTACCTCTTTGCCTATCGTTCATAATTTGTAAATTCATAGCTTTTATTGTCGTTCCTCTATTTTTAGAACCACCAGTTCTAACATAAGTTTTTGCTAATTCCGATAAGAATTTTGCGCTATGAGGTTGTCCGCCATCTTTTGATATGTCATCAATTTCAGCTCTAAATTGGAAGCTTTCTGGAATATTTTCTAAACCTATAGCACCAGCTAGTTCTTGAGAGTAGAAATTACCATGAGCCATTTCAACTCTAGGACCAGGAATTTTGTTTTCCATTCTTGACCAAAAGTTAGCTTGCCTAGAAGATTCTTGGTCCATTCTATATAAATCATCAACAAGACTTTTAGTCATACCTGGTTTTGTATAACTTGTTTCGTCTTTAAAGAAACCAGCAGTTGCATTTTTTCTTTTTGCAATTTGTTGCCATTCGTTGTAATATCTAGTAGAACCTTTGTCTATATCTCCTAAGTAATCTATTGTTGCAAATTTTCTAAAAGTAGACAAACCATCCATAGCAGACCTATAAATAAACATTGTGGGTGGAACATATTTAAAATCGGGAACATATTTATTCATTGGTTCACCTTTGTTTAATTTTACAATATCTTCTTGGCCTCTGTTTTCTAACATAGCAGCATCCATAAAATGTCCTTTATAACCTTTATTGGGTGAGTTTTTACTTCCATATCCTGTTCTTCTATAATAAGGTAACTTACCACCGTATTCTATAGCGTGTATCCAAGGAAATAATGGAGAACCTCCAACATCTATTTCTCCATAAAAAAAGTCATTTTTATTTCTTTGACTTTGTTTAACATTTTTTTTATCAATAGAAGCAAGTAAGTATGTTCTAGCTTGACCAGGTTTTTCAAAACCAAAAACATCTCTGTGTATAAACTTATTGCCACCTGCAAAATTTTTAAACCTGTCTTGGTTCAACATTGCAGATTCGTTTATTAGTTTTTTTCCTCCACTAAATCTTTTATCGTCTGTTCCTATTATGTATTGTCCACTGGAAACATCCGGAGCATAAGCACGAAGTTTTGTTTCTATCATGTTTAGAAGCAATTGTGCTTCTTTTTGAATATCAAGATTTGTTTGAACTAATGCATTAGAACTAGGACCATCTACTTTAACTCTATGAGAAAATGATATCTGAACACCCTGTCTAATCATTTTGTCAACTTTTGTTTCTCGAGATAATCTTTTACCTAGTTGAACACGAGCTTGTCTAGCTATAAATGGTGGTAAACCAAAAGGTCTTACAACCTGGTCAATTAATCTACCAGAAATAGAACCAGTTCCTACACGAGAAGCTCTACCTATCATTTGAGCTACAAAATTACCACCTCTTGCAGCTTCAAAGGTACCTAAAGCTCTAGCTAAAGGATATACTTTTCTACGACTATTTGAAAGAAATTGTCCTGCTCCAGTATTTTTAACACCGGGCAATACTTTGATGGTACCAGACCTTTTACCATAGGTATATAAAGCTGTCCTAAATACTTGAGAACGAGTACTACCTGTTGATTTTGGTGGTCTTTTTTTTGTTATATTTTCAAAAGCCATTAGGTTCTAACTAATGTTTGAAGTTGTTTATAACACTCTACTCCATATCTGTCTAAATAAGGAGTTACTATAAGGATTTCATGATATTGGCTTCCTCTAACTAATCTATCTCCGGGTACAACCGAAACTCCTTTTTCTATGTATACATTAAAACTTTCTATAGTTGTATTTCTACCATCTCTGTCTTCTTGAGAACCTCTAGATTCAAATTTAGATTTGACATTTATTGTAGAGTTAGCCCAATCGTCTGAGGGTAAACCTCGTTCATCAAGGTTTGTTTCACTTACACTTTGAATAGTGCATGTTTCTGGTAAAAATCTGTGTCGCAAAGGCATACTTGTATTTTAGAACAAAATGTTACAAAAATTGGTTTAGCATGTCTCCCATCATAAATTCTTTATAAACTATGCTATAAAGCATTTTATTTTTGCCTAGCAAGTGTGGATTATGTCCCATCTGAGAACTGTAGTCCCTTATAATATTAATTATCTCTACTCCTATTACCTCATATAAAGACAATAGTTTAGAAAAATCTTTTGACCATCTTGCTGTTCCGTCAGAATTAAAAATAACGAATGAACGAAATCCGTTAAGAATAATATACGCAACTGCATCGTGAAGTTTATAATCCATCTTTTTTCCTAGAATCGGAAAGTCATAACCTTTTTGTTTATAGGTGTTAGATATTCCCAAGCTACCCATGCTACCTTTTTTACTAGGCCATATTTCTTGTGTCTTGTAATTTATATAATCATATAAATATAAAATATCTTTAACAATTGTTCTATACTGTTTAAAACTTTTTGGATTTTTTTTGTATAACTCTAAAACTTTTTGTTTGTCCCAGTAGGAATATATAGGTTGATTATCTACATCAGCATCATAATAATTGTTTCTTAACAAATCTATCATTGCTAATACATCTACTGTGTCTAATATATCTTTATAATCTGTGTCATCAATAATTTCTGTTAGCCAATCTAACTCTTTATTATCAATATCTAGAGTTTTATCAAAAGATAGTTTTTTATCTAAAGTTTTAGTTATATCATCAGATATAGAATATTCATGACCAATAATGCATTCAATTTTAATATACGAATTTTTTGCAATATCTTCAACTCTTAAGTCTTTAATTATATTATATAAATTAGCACCATCAACAATTCCTTCAACATCTTTGTTATTTATTGTTATGGATGCTCTTTGTTGACTTTCTGATATTTCTGCTTCTTTACAATATATTTTTATTCCTTGTGATTTTAAATGAAATGTTCCTTTTTCTCCGTACTCTTGTTTTACTGATTTAATTACATCATTTGCAACTTTAGTATCATAGTCAAGAACATTGCAATTGGGATGTATCGGTATAAGTTGTTTTTGTGCTGGTCTATCAAAAGTTAAATCTCTAATAGGAATGTACATTGTAAGTAAAAAGTTTTTTGGTTGGACTGGGTCTGGCATAATACTATAACTTTTATAATGAAAAAAATATTTACCATTACCAGTTAGTACGGGGTCATTACCTTCGTCTTTTACCATCTATATTTTTTCTTTTTTGCTTTTTCAAACTGTCTGTAAGATTTTTCTGTTAAATCATTTGGGTTTTTATCCCACTCTACATCTACAGGAGTTTCAAATCTTACATTTTTTGATATTTGTCTTGTACAAATAAAAGAGCATTTAGGACAAATTATTTCCGGGTCTTCAGTTATTCTATGTGTTATTTCATAATTTTTCTTACAAGATAAACATTTATAATCATACCTAGGCATTTTTTTCTACTGTTCTATTAGTTCTTCTTTTTTTTCTCTTATAGCTTTTGTGACATTCTTTACAAAATATTTTTAACTTGTCTTGAGTGTTGGGACTTTTAGCAAAATCTGAATGTTTTTTATCTTTCTTACAAGATAAACATATTTTAATTTTTTCATCTCCAAATTCTTCTTTTTTTGCTTTTAATATTTTTATGCATTCAATACAAAATCTTGTTAAACCGTCTATGTACCTTTGATTTTTTTTATACTCTTCTACAGGTTTCCACTGGCGACAATATTTACATTCTTTTTCGATAGGGTCTTTTAAACTTTTAGCAGCCTCTTTTTGTGCTTCTGAAACACGCTCGGCTAAACCTTCTTCTTCTTCTATCCAGGTTTTAAATCTCTCTAGGCCTATAGGTTGTTCTTCATAAGTTCTTGGTGTAGTTAAACCACCACGACCACTTCTTATTATTTCTAATATTGATTCGGCAGTTTCTTGATTATATGCTCCTCGTTGAGGAACGCCAGATTCAATTCTTAATTGACGAACTCTTTCATGTGTGACCCCCCACTCATCTGCCCATTCTTGGAGCATTTTATTAGGGTCTTCTAGAAAGAACTCCCTTGCTTCCTCGAGGGAAGGGGCTTTTCTATGTACCATACTCTATTATACAAAGAATCTGCTTTTAAATGGGTTTAATATAGCCATGTCAGCATTAGTTAGAACAGGTTGTAAGTTTTGAACCACAACATCTGCAAATGCTATATCGTAGTCTCCAATTCTTTCAGATAGAGCAATATCAAAATTAGTAGGTGTAGTATTGTCCGCTAAATGACTTGAGATTTGACCTGTGTCAGCTTTAGCTGAGTTTTGTAAAGAAGTTAGAAGTAATCTACCAGAAGCTCTTGCAGAAGTTTGTTTTATTTGTTCTGGAATGTCAGCTGATTGATATCCACCAACATAAGTAACTGAAATATTTTTGGGTTTTATGCCAGACCAACGAACTACAATTCTTCTTAATCTTCCATTGTCATAATGAACATAATCTTTTTCATTGCCTGCAACTAATGTGTTACTATCTTCAGTAACAGAGGTTATGGAAGCAATAGGTATATGTCTGAGAAATAAGTCTTGTTGTTCTGCGCCATCAAATACTTCGGTATATGTAGCTTGTTCAACATCATGACCTAGATAACGCTTAATAGCAGAATCAACATAGGGTATAAAAGTATTTGTGACTGAACTTTCAACAGTTGAACTTAAATCAACTTGAAGAAATTGTTGTACATCACTAACGCTACAGAGAGCCATTTAGGCCTCCTTACTTGTCTTCTGTATCTTCTGGTTTGACAGCTTTGGTTTCTGGTGCTTTTTTGGCAGATTTTTTCTTAGGAGCTGATTCTTTTTTCTTCTCCACTTTACCCCAGCCTTGCTCATTGAGCCATGCTGTCGGATATTCTTTACCTGCTTTAGCAATAAGAGAAGCTCCGGATTTAGGAAGTTCTGATAAAGGACCTTCCCAAATGGAACCATCTTTCATTTTCCAAATGCTTTTCTGTGGTTTTGTATATTCTGACATAATTTAATCATTTTACTACATAAAAACAAAAGAGCGGGTTTAACCCGCTCTTAAGTATAAATCTAGCTAACTTTAGAAGTTAGTGATTTTGTGGAAAGCTGCTTGCCTGTAAACAGGGAAACCGACTCTCATGGTAGCTCTGATAGCTAATTGATTCTTTGTAAAGAAATCGCTATGTGAGTCAGATACGGCTATTTCCATACCTTGTCTCATAACAACATTAGCTGCTTCGCCACCACCGAATTTACCAACAAGAACTGTTCCTGCGGCAATTGCGGTTGTAGGAACGACTTTAAGTCCCCAGATTTGTGCTGAAGGACCTGCGCCCATACCACCAGCTGCTACAAAAAGTGGTGAACTTTCTGCATAACCAGCACTAGAGGTACCTGCAAAGTCTGCTCCGACTGATGTTACAACATCATTCCAGTCATTAGGATGCATAATAATTGCATCTGGTTCTGTGAATGCGTTGACACGAATGTCGGTAATTGCTCCGTAGATAGCGCCAATTTTTCCTAAAGTTCCTGCATAGGAGCTATAGTCTGTGCTACCGACTGATGATTTACCAGCGTCCAAGATTCCTTCTAAGTTAGGAGCAGTTCCATCTCCACTAAGGAGTTGGTTGTCCATACGAAGTCTAATCATTGTTTGTAGTCTAGAATTCAAGTAACCTTGAATACCAGATTCATCTGCTAATAATTCATCTGTAACTGGGATAAAAATACCCATTTTACGGATTGCTTCTGTTTGCTCTGTGAACGCTAATGCTGCTTCACCGACTGCTGCACCTTCAGCAGCTTCAGCTGCATTGTTTGTGAAGGTTGTTTCCTCAAGGTATGAGAAAGCATTTTGGTCTGTGTTTATTACATCAAATAATGATATAACAGCATTTGGGTCTCTAAGAGCTGTCTCCAAGATACCTGGTTGTCTTAAGACTTCCGGTGGATATCCTGTAGTTGTTAGTGATGTTTTTGTCTCAACTTTTGAGTCAACACCTTTGACACCATTAGACATATAATTTTTATATGCGTCTGTGTCTACAAATTGCTCGCCAACAGATTTAACTTCTGCTGATACGCCAGGTTGTGGCATTTCAGATACTGGCTTTGAATCTTCTGAAAGAGCTTTTTCATTGGAAGCTTTTTTCTTCTCAATTGAAAGGTCTTCTACGAGTTCAGCAAGTTCGTCATTTCTTGACTTAATTTCCTCTTTTTGTTCAGAGGTGTACTTGCCGTCTTCGTTATTTTCAAAGACAGATTTAAGTTCTGTTCTTTTAGCAGCAACTTGGTCCATGAGTTCGTTAATTTTACTCATTTTTAGATTCCTATCTATATTGCTTATACTTCTTCTATTTCTTCGACTAAGGATTCAGCGATAATCTGCTGAGCCCTCGCCCACTCTGCGTCAAATTCTTCGTCAGAGGAATCAGTGTTATCTTCTGGAGTTTCTTCTTCAGCAGCTTCATCTTCCGGTTCTTCTTCAGCAGATTCCTCTACTGGAGCTTCTTCCTCAGTAACTTCTTCGACTTCTGTTTCAACATCAATAGTATCAGTTGAAGCCTCAGCTACCTCTTCTGTTTCAGCTGGCTCATCTTCCACAAGTTCTTCTTCTACTTCTAACTCTAAAGCACCCTCAGTTCCGATAGTTCCGATGAACTCATCTACTTCGGTCCAAGCATCTTGCAAGTCGTCTGCGACTGCACGAAGTGCTTCAGTGGCTTTAACGCCTAATTTCCTACCATCTTCGCCGCGGAGCAAGGCTATTGCTTTTGCTCTTGCGACTAAGTCATCCAATGCGGCAAGCACATCTTTGACTTCATCAGAGAAAGGTTTGCTTCCTTCTGAAATCTCTAAATCTTCTTCACTTTTCATTTCTTTTTTATCCTCTTCCATCTTCATACAAGAACCACCTTCGTGATACTTACATGATTTTTTTTCTTGTTCGTCATCTCCATAACCTTTAGAACCACAGTTGCAATCACAGCTAGAAGAAACTTCGACCTCTTCTTCGCCGTTTTTTTCGCTTGTGATTTCTTTAAGTAGTTCTGTGTTGGATTTTATAGCAAGAGTATATGTATCTTGATTAGCTCCAACTAGAACAGGAGAAACTTCGTAAACTGTAAGGTCTTTAAGATATCTAGCGTTTGTTTCGCCATCTTGTGTTTTTGCTTTAGCAAACTCAGAATCGTTTACTTTGTAGCCAAAAGACCATTGTTGCATATCGCCCATGTTTTTTACAAGATTATAAGCTTCTTTGCCAGACTCTGTGTCCATAAAGAACTCACCTTTAAATACTGCTTTATTATCATCTTGTGCGATTGTACCTTTACCAATAGGCATGTCCCATTTGTGAGACCAAACCATAGGTACTTGATTATTTTTAAAACCAGATTTGACAGCTCCCGGTACAACAACATCTCCGTCACTGTCAAGAGAGTTGAACAAACTGAAAACTGCTTCGACTTGACCAGAGTCTTCTTTTAACTCTATATCAATATTTTTAGATTCGTTATTCATACATCCTTCAATCTTAAATTGTACAATAGATTATTCAGATGTGCGTCTTAACTATTTTATACTATGTTTTAGGGATTTAGTTTTTTATTATCTGAAGTCTGATATTATTTTGAGTTTTGAAATAAGAACTTTTACACTTCTATCTGTTTTCTGATGGTCACCATTTTCTAAACGAGCCCATACCATGATAGTTGCTTCGTCATCACTTACTGATGTAACAATACCATGAACAATTGATGGTGGGTCTGGGTCTTTGTTGATTGACCAACTTACTGCTTGACCTACTGCAACTGAATCTGCTTTAGTTCCAGATTTTTTAGAAGACAATGGATGTGAACTTGGTAGTAAGTCTTGGTCGTAAGGTTTTCTTCTAAACTTACCTGTTTTTAATGCTCTTATAAACCCGTTAACTCTGGCCATTGCCCACTGGTCAGCAGATGTAACATTACCTCTTACTGAACCTGGGTTAGTTCTATATGCTCCAACTCCTCTGTTAAATACTGCAATAAGCATTCTTAATGTTGCTCTATGTTTTGGATTACTTTTATTATGGTCTTCTACTTTATTTGTAAGAGCTGTTCTAACTCTATCAGATACAGCTTTCATTAAATATTCTTCTGCAATATGAAGAGATTTTTTTCTTCTCTCTCTAATAACTTTTTTATAATCATTAACAACTGACTTCATTTGTGAAACACCACC